ATTAATTCTTTTATTAATAAACTCTTTTAGATCACTTGCTTTTAAATTTTCAAGATCACCCATTTCAAAAATTTTATCAATAAATTTATGTTCAAGTTGTTGAATTAATGACGCCGCTTTGTATATATCTTCTTTAGCTTCTTCTAATAATTCAGGATATTCTAAACACATATGTCTAAACAATTGGCAACCCATTTTTGAATGAAGTGATTCATCTCTTACACTCCATTTCATTTGTTGACCAATACCCTTTAATAAGTTTCTCATTTGGAAACTATAAAGAACCGCAAATGATGAATATAATGCCACACCTTCTGCAAAAGCAGAAAAAATTGCCAAACTCTTTCCTACATCAACTCTCGCTTCATGATTTCTTCTTAAATCTTTAGGTAACCAATCAGCCTTAGTATTTGTTAGTAATTCAAATCTTTCTTTCATTGTTTCATCATGTAAGAAACCTTCAAAATCTTCTAATCCCAAAGTTTCATTTAAATAAGAATATGCAATAGAGTGAATTGTTTCTTGAGATCCAAAAGCCATTGCCATTTGTCTAATTTCATGTTTTGGAAACCATTTAGTAACCATACCAGTCCAATAATCAGAAACGGCACATTCAGTTTGAGCAAAACCCAAAAGAATGTTTCCAACTAAATGTTTTTCAGATTCATTCAAATTTTCATTCCAATCTTTAACGTCTCCTTGCATTGGTATTTCTGTATGTAACCAAAACGCCTGCATTTGTTTCAACCAACCTTCGTTGTAATACTCAGGATATTCAAATGGTTTAAATGGTATTCTTTCTGTAAATAATCTACTCATATATTTCTTAATTATTATTTGTGTTTAAAACTCTATTTCTTCTATTAAATGCTTGTGCCGCTCTAGCAACATTATTTTGTGCAATGTTATTTTCTTGCCCTAATAATGTTGTTTGTGTCTCAGTATCAATTACTAAAAATTCATTATTAAACTTACAATTTGGAAACACAACTCCGTCTCTTCCAATTCGTGATTTCAAAAGTGTTAAAGTGGCTAAATTATTTTCTTTTTGTTCAATTGTTTTTGCAATTGATAAGATTACGTGTGCGATTTGTGCTTTCTTGATTGATCCACCCATTTGGTCACTATTAACCACTTCAGATGATATTGACTCTCTGTTACCTTGTGTCGCCGTCCAAATAGCAATGTCGAATTCACCAGTCATGGCCTCCAAACTTCTCATAATAGAACCTTCACCTTTCCATTCTTCTCCAAAAGCCGCTCTTTCAGGTGAAATACAATCTACATAATCAATAAGTAATAAATCAATTTTATTACCATCTGAAATTATCTTTCTTAACTTCGATTTAATTTCTGAAATTGTAACACTATCTGATGGTAATTTTAATAATTTAATTGAACCTGTTGATCTTTTTTGTGCATCTTCGACTTTTTCTTTAACCTCATCCTTAAATTCTGGTTGTTCATTTGGTGAAACTCCTGACCAAATAGTGTAATGTTTTCTTTTTATATTTCCAGGGTTATCTTCAAAAAATATTTGTACAACATGAAATCCATGATTATATGCTGTATTTGCAAATTTTGTTAATAACGTTGTTTTACCTGTGCCGGTTGGAGCCAATACAACTCCTAATTCACCTCTACCTAATCCACCATTTAAGAGATTGTCTATCTCAACAATACCTAATGGTATAGGAAATCTATTTTCTTTTTCTAAAGCCTCACCAATATTTTGGAAAACGTCAATTGCATCTTCAGCGGTAAGACCAACTTGTAAAGCTTTTTTAATTATTTCCTCAATTTTTGGATACTCTTGAAAAGCACCATTTTCGATGATGTTAGTAACTGTTTTTAATTCTTTTTTTAAATTTTGTTGTTTACAAAAATTAAGTGCAGTTTCTTTAACGTATTTAATATCTTCGTTTTGGTGTGACTGGATTTCCTTTATGGTATCTACGTGTCTTTTTGAACTTTCTTTATTACCTCCACCCTCTTCCATAATTTTTTGACAAAGAGTTTCGTAATTAGGTATTTTTTGTAAAAGAGAATACAATTCTTTTAGATTCTCCATTATGAATTTAAAGGAAGAATTGTCGAAATATTTGCTATCAATAACCTCAATTATACTTTCACCATATTTTTTATCCTCAATTATTACTTTTATAAGAGATTGTTGAAACGAAAACCCTAAATAACCAAAATTTTTTTCTTCCATAATATTTTAAAAATTGTTCAAATTATAATTCATATTGTAAATAAGTTGTTTCCAATTCTTCGTATGATAAAATGTCAGTTAAATCTGACAAAATTCTCTTAAGTTTTGGACGAATATCAACCGTGTATCTTACCTTAGGATGGTAATAATATGCGGGGAATATTCTTTGAATAAATACATCATCACCTTGCTTGATTTCCAATAAAAAATGTTCATTTGATGAAGTATTTGTTTCTTCCACATTCTCAGAAGATAGGAAAAAATTTTGATTTTCACATAGGTAGTTGGAACTTTTTATTTTCAAATCTTCACTAATTTCTTCACAAATATTTTTTACATAATAATGAACGTCTAAAGATTTTTTTGCTCTAGGGTTATGATCCCTAACATTAAAAAATCTTTGACAGATGATGTGACCTTCTAAGGTCAATAAAAATTCGAATTTTGTTACGTTTTCTTGTTGATTACTCATTTGTTTTAATTTTAATTGTTCTTTTATTTTTTTCTTTTCTTGTTAATCTTAAAAAAGGGTTAAAGAAATTTATCCAAGCGTCGTCTGATTTAGGTAAGAGTTGAAATAATCCATCTTCCATCATCATTTTCATGGTATTTTTATATGATCTTCCTTCAGGATCTAAATTATCGTAAATAAGAGCATTAATGGTTTCTTTTGCCTCGTAGGTTAGGAAAGGTTCCTCTAAACTCACTATTTTTTTATTGATATCGTAAAATTCCTCACCAAAAACTCCATGTTTTGTTACGCCTGTAAGAATGTTTTTCAATAACCAATTATGTTTATCGTTTTCAAACAATAAATTTGATTTGTTTAAGAAATCATCAACCGACAAAACATTTTCTTTTATTTCAGGAAAAAGACCTATAAGTCTTTTAATACCCATATTTTTTATTCCTGATATATTGTCTGAAGGATCACCACAAATTGTCTTAACAAGCCTAACATTTTCAATTCTGATATCTTCATTATCATACTTAATAATGTCACCTATTTTATACAATTTTTGGTGTGATGGGTTAAATACTTGTACGTTGTCTGAGACTAATTGTAATAAATCACCGTCTGACGAATATATAATTTTTACTTCGTTTGGTGAATTTTGTACGTAATATGCAATACAATCATCAGTTTCACAAAATTCAAATTCCCCTTGTCGGACAAATATTTCTTCTAAATATTGTTTTACCCTTTGTCTTTGGGAACTATATGAATTTACTTCTTCTTCTGTCCTTAATCTCGATTTTCTATTTTCTTTATAAAGATGATAAAGTTGTTTTCTTGATAGTGATCCGTTTTCTCCATCCCAAAAAACAACTATTTTATCTAAACGATATGTTTCAAACGATCTTCTAAGAGTATTGATAAAATGATAAATTGCTCCAATATGTTTTCCCTTGTAGAAATGGTTTTTGAGACCATAAAAACCAATCGTGAGTAAATTATCTCCATCAACTAATAATACCGACATTAATTTTTATTTATTCGTCATCGTCTGACGCAGATTCTAAAATTGAAACTTCTGAAATATCATTAACTTTTTCTTTGAAAAGAATACTTAGATAATCTAAATTTTCTTTTGCATACTCTTGTATTGATGCTTTTTCCTCGGCAGGTTCTTTTGCCTTCATAAAACCATGTGGTGTAACAATAATTTTACCATCGTTGAAACCTAAACCATTTACGTGATTTTTAAGAATGGATATTTTTGTTCTACTAGCAAAATTAACGTCTCTTTTATTTCTTGTAATTTTAATTTTGGTTGTTCCCGCATTTTTTTGGTTACCAAATAAAAATACTAAAGTAGAATTTAACCAAATTGATTCACCACCTTTTGCTTTAATTTTTGGTTGTCCGTAAGGATTGTCAGGTAATTCAACCCATGGTTGATTAACTATAATCAATGTGTTTGTATAAGGTTTATCTGTTCTTCTTGAACCAGAAATACGTTGGTTGATTCCCATACCAATTTTATCAGATAATACTGATGCGTTGTGTTGTTTACCACCTTTACCATCGTAAGTCATTTTACACGGCACAGAACCAACAGAATCCCAAAGAAATAATAAATCGTGAGGTAAGTCACCTTTATCTTGTGCATCCATTAATTCATTAATGTAATCTGTGATTTGTTCTATGTATTCAAAGTCGCTGTTGAAAAGATAATCACCTCCTTTATCAAACCCCATCAATTCTGCGTGTTCCCAACTCCATTTTTGTTCTGTAATAATGAATACAGGAATAATACCTTTTTTCTGTGCATCTACCGCAGCTTTTACTAAAGCTGTTGTTTTACCCGTATCACTATGACCTAAGAACATATTAATGTGTCCAATAGCTGGACCTGGTAAACCTGTTGCATCCAAAAAGGCATCACCACAATCTAAAAAACGATCTGATTTATATTCAGCCTCTTTAGAGTATTTTTTCTTTATCGCATCAAAACTATTTTTCTTAATTGCCATATTATAAATTTTAAAAAATGGGGCCTTTGACGTTATCTCCGAACCCCTTTATATTGGATTCCCAACAATTAAAATGGTAAATCATCACTTGATTCCTCATCTTCTTGAGGATCTTCTATGGTTGTTTGTTTTTTAGGTGTACCAATTGTTTCTTCATTAGAAGAATTTGAGACCCATTTTTTAGATTCTGAATCCCATCTTGGAACTTCTCCTCTTGCAACCATTTCCAAATATTCTTCAGGTTTTTTAGAATACACATCAGACCAAACCAATTCATCTTCTAACCAAAGTTTAGCAACACTATCGTCTGTATGAAGAACGGATGCATCTTCTGGAATAATTGAATTAATTGTTGTATATTCTTTTCCTGTTCCTGATTTTGTAAGTGTTAAAAACAATGTTAAATCCCTTCCTGTTTTTGGGTCTGTTATATCTCCTTTCTTTTGAAAAATTGGAAAGATTTTATCCAATGCTCCGTCTTGTTTTGCGTTGTGTTTAAATCTCCAAAATTTAACACCATCTGACTCGTGGTCTCTATCAATAACTTTAACAATATAAAATTTACGAGATCTGTATTGACGAGCCAATTCTCTATCAGCATCAATACCAGTCATCTCTAAACCTTCTTTAACCTCATTTAATGGTGAACGTTTTCCTTCTTGTTTAGGGTCATACAATTTAACCCATTTTCCATCTACTTGAATTTCATGAAAATAAACTTCTTTGAATGGTGATGAACCATCGGGTGTGGGTAAAATACGGATACGTCTTTCTTCTCCTTTTGAACCTTTAGGAAGTACCGTTGTAAAATACTTCTTCATTCTGTCCTCTTGGGACACTTTGTTTGCGTTGCCGCTTGCGGCGTTCTTGTTTTTCTCGTACTGTGCCAGTACTGCGTCAAATGTACTCATAATAATAATTTTTAAATTTGAAATATGTTATAATAAAATATAAATAAAAAAACCCAGATTTGGAAATCTGGGTTGAAATTATTTTAAAATATTTTTTATTCTAAAGTAAGTAGGTATTTCAATTTCTGCATAGCACCTAACATTTCATCTCTAAGATTCAAAAGGTTTGTGTCTTTTGGATCAATTTGATCGGTTAATTGTACCAACGCTTCACATATTGTTTCAGCCATTTGGGATGGTTTAGCGTCAGATAAATTAATTAAACTTATATTTTTAGTTTCTTCATCTAAAGTAAATCTACCATATTGGCCCATAGATTGTTCAACAAATTCATCCATAAGATCTTCAATTGTTGATCTAATATTGGCAAAAGCTTCATGTCTAGAAAAACCTTTAGTCTGCCAATGAAAAACTTTTAAATTTGCATGAAGACCTAAAAACAAATTAACATTAGAACTTAAATTCATCTTCTTGTGTCTCAGGATTAAATGTGTTTCTTATTGTATCTTTTGAATAGTCGTTAACATCTTGTTTAGTTAAAACATATTCATTTTTACCAGAAGCCTTCATCTCACCTTGTTTTTGAGCAAAAAATTCTTGTGGATTTTGGTTAAATGGATATGAATCTAATGAACGCATTTCTAATTTTTCTTGTGGTGTTTTTTCTCTAATATTTTCTACTTTATTTCCAAGATCATCTATTTTCATTAAAACACTATCCATTTGTGATAATTTTTGTTCTAAATCAGATAATTTTGAAAACACGTCGTCCATTTTCATTATTACACCATCATGTTCTGTTTTTGTATCTTCTTGTCCCTTTTTAACACTTTTAACCATATCTACTAAATCAGTTATATCTATTTCTTCAGTAGAATCCATTTCTGGTGCAGGTTCAGCGGTATCTATTGGTTGAGCAGGGGCATCAGTCGGAGGTGCTGCCATATCTTCCGCAGGAGCTGGAGGTGCGTCTGTTGGTGCCGGTGCTGCGGGATCAGCTGGAGGTGGTGCGTCTTGTTCCATAATCATGGTCTTACCATATTTGTTTATGGCTCTATAACGCTCTAATTCTTCCTGTAGTTTTTTTTCTAGTTCCATGTTTTAATCTTGTAAAAGTTGTCTACCGTCTTCGGTAATATATTTTTTATTGATTCTCTCTACAATACCATCTTTTGTACGAATAATATAACACTCTCCAGTAACTAAATCACATTCCTCTCTTTCCATACCATCCTGAGATGTGTTCTTGACCATTTTTGGACTCAAAA